GGAAGGACCACAAGTTGCAGCCATACGTTTAGCTGCAAGCGGGCACTTCTCACAAAGAGCAAGTGGGTGTTTACGCTGTATTGTCATCTTGGAATTGAGGCACCAATTTAGCATAACCAGCTATATCGTCCCAATGATCTTGGAACGAAGGATCACCGGATAAAATCCGACCTAATTTATGGCAAATCATTTCAACAGATTCTTTCCGAACATCATTCATCATTCCCCAATTCCGGGAAACATGACATATACGTTTTAGTGCTTGCATTGTCTGAGCATTGTCTTTAAACGAACCATGTGTTTTGTGTCGTTCAACCAACAACTGTTCAGTTGTTTCCATTACAATATCTCGCCATGAGGACCTAACAATGGTGGGCGTTGTCCAGGTCTTACACCTAACATTGCTGCTGTCTTGGCAGCTTTAACTTGTGGTTCTAGTTCTTCACGCATTGAATGTAAGACTTCGTACTTTAATTTACGGTACAACTCGTCTATCTCATCTTTATCTAACACACCAGCTTCTACTAGAAGCTGCTGTACTGCACCAATCTGCATCTTAGAATCTAAGCTATTAACTTGCACACCATCAACTTGTAAACCAACACGTGCCCAATCTTTAGCTTCGTTAGACAGTAATACACCGTACTCAGTAAGTGCTGCACCTTCATCAGAACCATCACAATCAGGTGCGTGATCTATATGATCTGAACACGGAAAAATAATAGGCGGGTTATTTTCATCCCACTCTAAGTTAGGAGATATTCCTATTTCTTGACCATCACCGTTATTGCTCATAGGTCCCTTTCCGTCTTTAGTTCTCATAATTTTATCAACCACTTTGGGTATTCTATAGTTTTAACAAGAGTACCATCAATCCAAGCGTGACCTTTACGAGTAGCACAATTTCTACAACAAGCTTTTATAGCATACCATACTCCACCAAACTGTATCTTGTACCAATACTCTATATCTACATAGGTTGGAGTTCTTGCTTTAACTGTAGCCATTAATACTCCAATGCTTTAACTTTATAACCACGACCCGCTTTGTTTAATTCTACTAAACCTCTATCTTCTAGAGTATCGCGTACTTCACGCATTTCTCTAGAGCTTAAATGGAACCGCTGCATTATTTGAGATTGTGTGACTCCCTCCGGGCTTGATTTAATATAATTAAGAGTACGATCTAACATCTTTTCTGTCGTCGTTTTTTCTGACTGCATAATCAGATCAAGAGAATGTTGACCCCACCGCTGCACGTAGTATGCTGCTTGCTTTAAATCGGATAACTCAATCTGTAGTGTGTTCGCTTGTGTAGCGGGCCGACGTGAAGCAGCAATCAACATAGACATTTTCAGCATAGAGTATGCTAAGCGTGTTAGGGTCGGTAATGCGAGTGTTTCCCATGCTGAACCTATTGCAGCGGCTATAAATTTTTCTTCTACATCGCCGAAGAAATCCCACGCCTCTTGTGTTAAATAACATTCTACACGACCTTCAATAAAGGTAGACTGTGTGCCAATCTTAATAGGAACTTGAACGTCGTATCTCTCTTTAAGATCAGCAAGTCTATTAATTAGTGCATCTCTCTTTGTTGTGCTAACTTCTGTTGATGGTCTAGTTCGACGTACTCTTGAAATATCTATAGAATCAGACGAAACAACGAGGAACCGAGGGATAAATCCAGATAATATGTAATCGTCGGTAATAAGGCTATAGACCCTATCGCGTATCCCTCCACCGAAAAATATGAAGTACGGTTCAACAACAGTAATCGTCTCTTTTCGTAAAAGACGTGGTAATACTTTCGGCACGTCATAAAGTTTAGTGAGTGTTTCCGGGAATCCCGCGAGATAGTCCTTGCGATTAATACTATCGAAGAATCCGCTAACTTCGTCTTTAAGGAAGATAGATACACGTTTTGGCCTCCCCGCTATACCAGATAGTAAACCCTCTGCGCTACCGTCACTAGCTAGGATCAAATCCCTATCAAGGTCTGTAATTAAATCCATAGCCATATTCATACAAGTAGTCTTTCTCGAAAGCGTGCTATCTCCTAATAAAAGCCCCCACAGGTTAGGTCGGAAATTCTCGTTATACTCTAGTGAGAGTGAAAGACCATTAGATAATACTGCTGATAAAGCAATAAAACAGCTTAACTCATGGAATTGTTCTGGTGCATCAGTAGCATCGTTGGCCCAAGACTTGTATTCACCTACAAAACTATCTTCTTCTATGTCGTCTACAAGAGTTGGCATAATAAGTTTAGCCGCACTACCGATGAATGTTGTAAACTTTGCGTGTTTGGCTGATGCCTTTAAAACCTCACGCCACATATAACTAATAGGACGATTGTCTCTGTGGTACTTGTTACAAGCGGCAGACTCAGCAATCACAAAAGTTTCATGCTCGTTCATACCAAATTCAAAACAGATATTTATAAGTCTCCACGATCTGCCTGACCAATCTTCACTGTCTGCTGGTTCTCTCTCCCGTAAATCTTTAAATACAACAGCCTGGTTAATATTCGGATTATTGAGTTGTTGCCTATAACTGTATAGAACCTGCGATAATTCTGGTAACTCACCGGGTGGTGCTACGTCGTCTAATACTGGTACATCACCGTTGGTGTTAGTGCTAGTAGTATTAGGTATGGGTAGACTATCGAACCAATCAATCGGTTGTAATGTGTGTAACATGCGAAGTACCTTAACATCTGATGGAGGTATATACTTATGATTGAACGTATATGGAACACGTAATAATTGCTCTAAATCCCAACCACTCTTATCTGCGCCTATATGATAGGCAAGACGCATTGAAAGGTCTTGTGCTACTTCTGGTGGTACAGGTGATTGTAGTTGCCAGAATCCTTGATACCTACCAGGACTGGTTTCAAGAACTATGTTAGGGGTGTGATCTAGTTTGAGTGGATCTACCTCATCTAAATCAGCCCATATTCTAGAGCCAGCTACAGCGTAGGCTCTACCACGTTCCGGCCTAGAAAAAAGTGTGACACTGAACCATACATTAAACTTGGTAGTATTATGCTCAATAAAAGTACCTGCTTCGGTGCGCTCATCGGGCCACCTAAAAAAGTGTTGCCGAAAATATGATTTAGTAGCATTGCCTATAGCGATACAAATTTGACCGTGTTCACCGGCGAACAAGAAATCAAATAATTGTAATCGTAAGGCTGCCGCGTTAGGTACTGTCGTCGGCACTACTCTCCTTGATCCAATCTAAGGGACCAGCTACAGATTCCATATACTCTGTGTAATCATCGTTGAAACATTCATTACACCAACCCCAATTATTCACATATTCATTGTCGTCTATCTCCTTCTTACATCTTGAACAATTTAACATAATGCCGGTGCTCGGATTCGAACCGTCATTCATGATCCCCACCATATAACCACCAATACGTCCACAGATTGAATACTGGACGCATAGCGAAATTTACAAAATCCACCATCTTTTTGTCATCACCTTGGACACACCATTCTGGATCAGTGTATCTTAGCTCTTTAAAACTGTCAAGTAATTCCATAATGCGGGCGGTGGGACTTGAACCCACACGATCTTTCGATCACAGGTTTTTAAGACCTGAGTGTCTACCGATTCCACCACGCCCGCTAATAAGAACTAGATTTGCCAGCACAACTTCTGCTACAATACGGACCAGTTCTACCTTGAACCTCTTGATTGTGTCTAAACTGACTCGCAAGAATTGTGAAATGTATTCCGCAAACATCACAGATACATTCCATCATTTCTGCTGGTTTAGCATCCTGTCTCGTATGATCTGGCCTAGTTAGAATTTGTAGATTTTCAATCCTATCATCAGTAAAATCATCATTTATATGATCTACTGTTTCTAAGTCAGGATCAAGTTCTCTACCTAAATGCTGTTCCATCAAATATTTGGGATAAGACACAGTGCGTCGTATATTGTTTTTAATGACAATAACATGTTTACGTCCATCAGGACGTTCGTATGGCCCATATACTTTGTCTGTTAATCCCATTTATCTAATTTGTCGTGTATGCCAATTCCACCACACCGGCAACTCTAGTTGTTGTCATTGCCCCATAACAACAGTGACGGCCCAAGTGTAAGTCCTATCCCGCCACGCCCCATACTACTAATTACAGTACGCCTGCGTCACCGCCAAGCGCACCTGCACTAGAGGTAAGCTTCTTAATTGACTTAACCTCGTTCTGTGCTGGATATTTAACTTCTCCATCCTCATCCTTCTGAGCAGGACGAATACCAACACTAACCTTAACCTGCTTACCGATCCACTCATCGGGATCTGCACTAAACGATCCAGACGTAACTTCTTCCTGTGAATAACCCATTGCGATAAGGAAGTTAGCAAAAATGCCTAACGACTTACGCCTCTTTTCGGAGTCGTAATCAGCACCAGGAATATAGAACCTCTTGAACACAACACGGTTATCGTGCTTACCACCATCTACCCTAAACTGAATATTCCAGCCAGGAGTACCCTGTGGCAGTTTACCTGTATCCTTTTCAACTTCAACTGCTGTTACTTCGTGAACGTGCATTTCGTATGCTGCTGCTGGAATCGGATCAAAGTCACCAGCACTCATATCGGCATCTGCTAAGTTAAGCGTACCGAGGTCCTCAATACCCATTATTTATTAACCTTTCGCTGGTTGTGTAGCACTATCTTTAGCTACTTGTGCAAGTAGTTCAGGTGCAATGGTACGTTCAATTGTCGCAGGTGTTTCCTTGCTAAAGATACAATTCCATATCTTCGGAATTGTAGGTTCATCCATACTTGCGGGTAAGCATTTAGTTCTATCCTTAGCCATCACCCTCTCTGTTTTGGCGAACTGTAACGTTCTTACAGTATCCCCGCCTCTTGTATTTGCTCGCAGGAAGCCTACAATATCAAAGAAACCAGGAACTTGTCCTTTAAGCTGCCCAGGCATCATAGGATGAAAACTTGTAATCCCTGTACGTTCATTCGTATCTGCGGAAACTAACGCAGTTACAATTACATGGCAGGGTAGGTCTTTAAGATACCGTAATAGCTCTTTAACTCGACTACCACTTTTACCCCACTCTCGAGGGCTAGGCACATAAAGGTCAGTAGTCTCTGGTTTCTTGTTGTACTGCTGCTGCATTACCTCTTGCATATCAATCTCACGTAACTCTGTGAATCCATCTAACTCAA